AATCCAACAATAATGGATTCAATGTTTATAGGAACAGTAGGATAGAAGGAGGGAATATAAATGGCAAATGGGAAAAAACAAGTAGAATTAGAAAACAATTCAACTACAGAAAATGCAGCTATAGAAAATAATACAGGGGCAGAAAACATTTCTGCTCCTGAAAAGAAGTTAATACAAATTATCGTAAAAAGTCCTTTTTACGATACTGAAAGACACGAGCCTGGAGAAGTTTTAGAGGTGGATGAGACTTATTTTGCAGAACTTAAGAAAAAAGACTTAGTTGCTGAAAGGGAAGAATAAAAATGCTCAATCTTGATGAAAGAATAGAGGAAGCAAAGAAAATAGTACCTGAAATAATGGATAATGATATTTCAATTGTTAAAAATCTTTATGAAATTATATTTGAAAAGTACTCAGAAGGAAAACAGGAGTTATTGAGGGTATATCTTTTAGGCTATCTCTTAACAATGAATGAAGAAATAAACATCGAGGAAATACAAATTTCAAATATTGTCTTAAAAGAAGGGGCTGAAAATGACAATCCGTATTTCAGAATGTACAGTGAACTGTTAAAACTAATGGGGACAGATGAAAACGTTGCAACAGTAGGAGTGATATAAATGATTTTAAGAAATAATGAAAAAACGGAAGTTTTACTGGTGGATTATAATCACATACTTTTAAAAACAGGGGACAATGAACTTGAATTGTCTCCTAGAAGGCTTGAAATTGCTTTGAATGAAATTAAGGATAGAAAACTTAATATTGAAGTAATTGAAGAAGAAACAGTTAAAAAGAGAGGAAATACAAATGCCAGTAAGATTGAAAATAAAGGAAAAGCCACAGAATAAGAAATTTATGGAGTTTTTGGCAATGCCAAAACAGACAATAAAGGTAGGAACAAATATAAATTATGAAGTAAATGATGATTTTGATGGTTATGAATTATCAAATATTTTGGAGAATGGATCTAGTAGAGGAGTACCAGGCTGGCATTATAATGAAAAAGCGTTTGAGAAGTTCAAACCAACTGGGGAAACACTTTTCAAAACAGGAGTAAATGACATTATAAATGGTAGTTGGGATATTAATTTGTTGCTAAATAAAATAGGAATAGAAGCGGCAACACAGTATAAAAATATGATTGAGGAAATAAAAAGTCCTTCTAACTCCCTTTACACTATTCAGAAAAAAGGGTTTGACAACCCAATGATTGAAACAGGATTCTTTAAATTTAATATTTCTGCTGAAATAAATGGTAGTAAAAACGTGAGGTAGGAATGGATAAAAAAGTATTAAAAAGAATAAAGAAAATCACTAAAGTGATAAAAATGTTTGAACAGAATGTAATATTACTTTCTGAAAACAAAAAACCTAGATTTGATGAAAAAGGTAAATTAATCAAAACGCCTTCTGAAAAGAAAATCAGAATGGCAATAATGACACCGAAAAATAAATATTATCTTGATGAAACGATGAGAGGAAGTGCAATATCTGATACAAAAGAAGGTTATTATATTCTGAAAGAAAATGATGACTTTAAAATAACTGAAAATTCTCTGCTAAAGTGCAAAGATACAGTTTATAAGGTTATCAAAGTAGAAGAAAATTATGGGACATTTTTAAGAATGGAGTTGAATATTGATGACAAGCGGGATTAAAGATGAACTGATTGAGGATATTCAACAGATATGTAAGAAATTCGGGATAGAAATAGCAATAAATGACTATGACAAAGATGAACTGACTGCTGAACAGTATGACAATTTGAAATTTCCAGTTGTATTTTACAATATTTATCACAAAAATGTTTCCCAGATTGATTTTGAGGGAAACAAATACAGATATGATGAAGGAATGGAAGTAATACTGACTATGGAAAGCAGAGAAGAAACAGAGTTGTTTAATATGCTTTATTTATTCCTTGTAAACATGGACGCAACAAATGAATACTTTGGGGTTAGAAAATATAAAAGAAAAATAAGAGATGTTTTTAAATTACAGGAAACAACTTCTTATTTTAAAGGACGAAGGTACTTAAAAAAAGTTCTGCAGTTTACATATTATGCGGAACACTTAATAAATAAAAATTTTAATTAGAGGGATTATAAAGGGGGATAAAATGGCAATAGAGAGAAATGATTTGAATATGCTTAATGACATTCAGATAAAGGCAGAAAATAACAGAAGATTTTTTACTGATGTTAGAAGCATATGTTTTTTTACGAAAGATTTTGCAATAGAGCCGACTTTCATAACAAAACCACAGGATGTTATTGATTTGAAAGTAGCTGGATTAGATGAAAATCATGAGTTCTATAAGCTCATACAGAGTGCATACACTCAACCTTTCACGCCAGTTGTGGTTGTTATTTATGGAAATAACACAGCTGATACGTTCACAAAGCTTGTTGAAACATATAAAAAGCATGAAAAAGCATTTGAAGTCACTAACTGGGTTACAAATATGGATGCGAAAGCAAATAAAACATTCGTTGAAAGTATAGTGGCTTATGCGAAAACTGATAAGGAAATACAAGTTGGTATAGCACTTGACATTGAAAAACTTACAGTTACTACGGCTCTTGAATACTTAAAGAATGCAAATGCTGACAATGTGGCATTCATAGCGGAAGGGAACAAAAACGTAAAACTCGGAAATTGGCTAACTGGAGCTATATTTGGGGGAACAATTGGAACTAAAACTCCAGGAAGTTATATAGTGCATTCAACTCAGATTCAGGGATTTGTTCAGGAAACATATTCATCTACAGAACAGGCTACAATGAAAGGTGCTGGACTAACTTATTTAAGTAAGCCAACACAAGGATATTTCCATGTTGTTGGGGGATTAAATTCAGATAATAAAATGTTCACAGAACTGAATATTATAAAAATATGGTTGCAGGACAGAATAAGAAAAGACATAACAGTATTTCAAGTAACAAATGACAAGATTCCAAATAATGATTCGGGTAAAAATATGATCAGGGCAATAATAATGGAAGACTTAAGAATTGCAGCTAATATGGGAATGCTCATGACTGATGATTCAGGAAATGTTTTTGGAACAATAGTTGAAACTGATTCAAATGGGAATAAAGTAAAAATTCAACTCGGAAATCTTAACATTGAAGGAATAACTCAGGAAAGTTTAAGGGAAGGAACATTCAAATTTGATTTGAGGGTGACTTACTTAAATGGTGCAAGACATATAACATTAAGAGGAACTGTAACAACAGAGGGGAAATTAATATTTGAATAATAAAAGGGGGATAAAGTTAATATGAGTAGACAATATAACGTTAAAAATGTCCATATAGCATTTACTACACCGTTAGGAATATATCAGATTAAATGTAGACATGAAGATGGATTTGAGGATGATCCTTCAAGTGAATCTTCATCTGAAACAATAGGTAGCTGTGGGAAAAAGGTATACAACGTACTACCTGATGGCTCAGTTGAAATAAAATTGAATCTTTTATATGGAAGTTCGGAAAATACTACAATGTGGACATTATATGAAGCTTGGAAAGGTGCTAAAAGTGAATTTCCAATGTCTATCGCCGTTACTGATGAAAATGCGAAGGAAAGCTACTTCTATCCTAATGTTTCATTTAAGAAAAGACCTTCTACAAAATTTTCAAATGAAAGTGGGACAGAGGCTACAACTTGGGAATTAAAAGCTGAAGACAAAAATTATATCAAAATATAGGAGGAAAATAAATGAATCTTGATAACTTAAAAGAAGAAGAAAAAAAGGCAATAGAAATGACAAGAGCAGCTGCAGGACTTGAAACAGTAGTTAGAGAAGTTGAAGAAATGGAACTTATAGGAGAAACTCTTGAAGAAAAAAAAGATAGACTTAATGAAGCTGAACTGGAGAGAATAAAAAAAGTTAAACTCTCTCCAGGAGTTTCCTTTTCAGTATGGCTTATCGACTGGAAGGATACACTGAAAGAAGTTATAGTGACATTTCCTAAAACTTCACAGGCAATGAAATACAATAATCTTACTATGAATCCTAACAATTCAAAAATAGAAATAGGACTTATAGAAATATTGGAATACTTCAAAAATGATGGACTTCTAAATAATTTTGAAGTGGATGACTTTCCTTTACCGGAAGTTACTGAGTTAGCCGGATTCTTAACGAGAGTGATTCAGAATCCCAAGTTTAAATAATTCCGTCGTCCAATTTTATGGGGGCAGAATTATTTACACTGAAAAATTCAAGTCTAATATAAGCAATTTTGAAATGATGGCTATTGAACTTGAAACCTCAGATAATTTTAAAAATTTCAATTCATTTGAATTTTTAAGGGATTTTGATAAAGGGAAAATAACAGAAAAAGAACTCGAAAGATTCCTTTATATGCACTATATAAATAAGTTAATGAATAAAGAAAAACTGAAAGATATTGAAAAAACAAATAAAGCTTTAAAAAAGGGGGGATAGACTTTGTCAAGTGAGTTAGGGGTTACCTATTCGTTAGAGTTTGTAATAAAAGATAAAAGAGCTTTGGACGCTATTCAGAATATGATGAAAAATGCTCAAAAGTTAGTTGATACTCTTGACAAAGTAAATCTTGAAAAGGCGAGTAAACAGGCTCAAAACTTTAAAGCGGATATAAAACAGGCTTCAGATAGTCTTAAAAATCTGAATAAAGAAAAGGCAAAAACCGAAAAAAAAGTAAAGAATCCTGTAAAACCTGTGGAAGAAGGAGCGAAAAAAGCAAATTCTGCAATGAAAATGCTTAATACTACAATCCACGATATAGCAAGAGGGGCAAGATATAGGATAGGTTCATTTCTTGTCCAACAGGCTGGACAGGCAATGCAAGATTTCAGTAATATTGACTTTGATATAAGGGCAGCTGCAGCTAAAACAGGTGGATTTGGGAAAGACTATAAAGAGTTATTAAGGCTAGGAAATAGAGTTGGAGCAGAAACAACGTATACAAACTCTGATGTGGCAAAAGCTATAAACTCGGGGGCAACTTTAGGAATAAAAGCTGACGAAATGAAAAGTATACTACCTTCGGCCGCTCAATTTGGACAAGCATTTCACGTTGAAGACTTGGCATATGTAATTGAAACTGTAAAAATGCAAATGAATGCTTATGGACTGTCTGGGAAAGATGCAATAAAAGTTACAGATATGATGGCTGTTACTTCAAAAAATACTGCCGCCGACCTTGAAAGATTAAGGGAAGGTTTTAAATACACAGGAACTTCGGCGAAACAATTAGATATTCCACTTGAAACATTATATGCAATGCTTGGGAAATTGAACGATAATAATATTTTAGGAAGTAGTGCTGGGACAGGATTAAATGAAATGTTTAAAAGTATGGCAAACATAAAAAAAAGAGGTAAGCTTGAAGAATTAATCGGCCCTGTTTTAGACAGTAAAGGGAATTTACAGGATGTAGTTGGAATAATGGAACGTTTAAAAACTGTTACTGACAAAATGGGTAATGCTGATAAAGCCTCCGTTCTTCAGACAATTTTTGGAACACGTGGTGGAAGGACAGTAGGAGCTTTACTGAATAACAATACATTGAATCAGTTAAAACAGTTACAGGAGCAGATAAAGAACAGTCAAGGAATGGCTAAATTCTTAAGTGACTTTATGATGAACGGACCAGGTGGAGCGATTGAAAGATTTCTTTCTACTTTAGAAAGTGCTTTTCAGAGTGTATTTTCTTCGTTAGCACCTATGATAGTGCCAGCAAGTATGGCATTAGTAGGATTATTGAATATAATAATTCTTATCAATGAAAAAATGCCTTGGTTAGCACAAATGGTAACAATATTTGGTGCATTAATTGTTGGTAAATTTGTTTTTGGAGCATTAATAGTTAAAGTATTGACATTTGTTTCTGCTGTTAAGGCTTCGGCATTAGCAATGGGAGGATTAAAACTCGCATTAATGGGTGGAGTTGTTATAGCTTTGGTTATTGCTTTTAATCTATTCCAAAGATGGCTTGACTATCTGTCACAGAATGAAGTGGCAAACAGGGAATGGCAAGGAACATTGAAAGCATTAGGAGACACATTTCAAAGCCTTATAGGATTAATTTCAGAATTTGTGTTAGCTTTATTTGGAATGACACAGAAACAGAGAGATGCTAAGAATGGACTTAAAGATACAAAGAAAAATGGGGAAGATGTTGTTCAGACATTAAAAGATTTAAGGGAAAACATTGAGGCTTTCAGACAAAAAATAGAAGGTGCTAAAAAATGGATTGATGATAATGCAAATTCAATTCAGACATGGGGGAAAGCACTGGCAATAATTATAGGGATTGTTTATTCTCTTACTACTGCAATGAGTATACTTAATTTTGTTATTTCTGCGAATCCCATAGTACTGGCAATAACAGCAATTATATTAGCTTTAGGATTGCTATGGATAAGTTTGCAATGGCTCTACAATAATGTTGCATGGTTCAGGGATATGGTTAATTTCATATGGTCTAGTATAAAAGACCACTGGACAATGATAGTAGGAGCTATTATAGGTGGCCCTTTTGGCTGGCTTATAGGAGCTTTGATTGAACTGTATAATAAAAATGAGGAATTCAGAAACTTATGTGATATTGTTTGGGGGGCTATAAAAGAAATAGTAAAAAGTGCATGTGATATTGTAGTAGGGGCTATTAATGGGATAACTGGTGCTTTAAAAGAAGCTCTAGGAGCCTTAAATGACCTTCTTAATGGTAGATGGAGTGAATTAGGGAACAGAGTTGCAAGTATTCCTAGAAATGTAGGTAATTTCTTTTTAGGAGAAGGCTTAACTAATCATTTTCTTGGTGCTCCTAAGAACAAAAAACAAGCAAAGGCTACTGGTACTGACTATTTCCAAGGTTGGAAGTCAGGTGGTTATACAGCAGTAGATGAACAAGGGGATGAAGCTATATGGTTACCAAATGGCTCTATGGTTGCACGGAACACAACAACAAGAGACATACTTAATACTGCAAAGGCAATAAGAAACAATACAAGAGGTGGTGTATCAGGTGGCAAAACAATAGTAAACCATAACACTATTTATGTAAAAGCAAATGATAGTAAAGGTGCAGCACATGAAATAATAAACGAGTT